GCCAACGGCTCTGTTATTTCATTTAACATCGTTTAAACCGTTGGCGGGTAAAGATTTGTGTGCGTCGAGAATTCTCGCGATCCCCTTCCGCGAGTCCGTATCTCGATTAAAAATCGAGACTTTACGGCGACTTTCGAAGACAAAAAATTGTCTCGTGCGGCATTCGCCGTGCCTCCAATCGTGTTCTCGGCTAGTACCTGACCACGACACCAGCTGCAAAATAGACATCCCTGTCGTTCTACAGCCCTAACCAGTTGACCGCCACAACTAATTCTCGACGCACACGTATTTTAACAGTTTTATCGCGCAGCGATAAACCCGAATAAAACCGCTTTTGCCGGCCAAGTTGTCAACGAACGCAGACCACTACGCTTAGATATACTGCGCGGGTTGGTCACTGCATAGGCCGGCTGGCTCACAATTCTCAAGCCAGTCCGGCGGGGCGGTTTCAGGCAAATAGGCAATTCCGCGGTCTGTCAGCGCGTGTGGCGTCGGCGTCCAGATAAAATGCGCGCTCGTCAGCGTAGGCTGCTCTCCAGAAAACATAAAGCAGTGCGCATTAATATTGCACAGCGCGTCTAACGTTTCAGGATTTGTTGCGCACGCCCACACACGCTGCCGAGAAAAAAAGGACGGCGGGACAGGCGTAAAAGAGTGCCCGTTAATCTCTGCGTGGGGCAATAAAAATGCGCCGTTGTGGAAAACCACTTCGACGCATACGTGCCAGCCCGCTTTTAAAGTTTGTTCGACAAATTTTGGTGAATTCTGCAGCTCGTCGGGTCCGTTAATGTTTCCGTATCGCGCAATGATAATTCCTTCAAACTTAGCCCGTCGCCGCATATGTTCACCTTCTGCGTTCGTGCAAAGGTGCCATGGTACACCGCGGTCAGAATCGCGTCTAGCGCGTCAAAGAACTTTTGCGGCGATTAGACAGCCGCGAGCAACAGCGTGCAGCGGGTCTTTGGCGTGACGCACTTCGCTGACTGGGAGCGGAAACTCATTGTCAGCAAGTTTCTTCTGAAACAGCGCAACAAAACCCGCCGCCTGTGATGTTCCGCCGGCAATGACAACCGGCAGCGGATTCTTGAACTTCGGCAACAGCTTGTGGCCCGTCATAGCAGCGGCAAGATTCTTTGTTGTGTAATCGATCAGGCGCTCGTAGTAGCTCGACACAGCCGCCAAAATTGGATTGTCATTCTGTTCGCCAATCACAAACTCGCCGTTCTCTTTTTCAGCCTGCACCACGCTATCTGGTTCGCCAACGGCTACAGCGGTCATGCGATCAATCCAGTCGCCGGACTTTGTGGTGCTGAACATCACCGTAGGCTCGCCGTTGAGCATAACGCAGCAGTTCACCATGCCGGCGCCACAGGAAAGCGCTACGCCGGTGTAATCGTCGCTCTCTAGCTCCGAGTAGCACAGCGCTTCGGCCTCATTGATGGCTCGCGCGCTGTAGCCGCATTCAGCCAAAATAGTCCGGACCACGTCTTCGTGGTAGCCGACGTCAAAGTCGTCGTCGTCTTGGTCTACAGGCTGCGCTGGAATGCAGAACACGAGCTTCTCATTTGGCTCGTCGGCCTTGCCACAAACTTGTTTCAGAATGTAGGCGAGTACGCGCTTCGCTTCTTTTTCTTTGCTCGACACGACGCCGCGGTACATCGGACGCTTGGCGGAGTCGTTGCGCTCGACAGCTTTCTCAATAGCGTCTTGGCCCAGAATGATAAACGTGCCGTCGGCGTCTTTGACAAAGACTTTGCCCTGCAGGCCCTTTTCGATCATTTTCGTGGCTACAGGGGTCGTAGGCTTAATGACGTAGAACGCGTCCCGGAACTCTTTGTACTGAACGTAGTCAAACGTCTCGTCACCCGTGAAACTCGCGGGGGCAGAAGAGTTCGCGGCAAGAACAATAAACGAGGTACCGACGTCGAGTCCTTTGGCCATGTCATTTACCCTTTAGTTGCGAGAGCCGAGATACCGATTTATTGATCGTGTCTTCGGTCGTCGTGGTTGTGCCCAGCTCAGCCGGCGAGACGCGTTCAAGTCCTTTGGTGCTTATTTCTGTGACGACCTTGCTGGTATCGATATCAATCTTGGCTGTTTTAATAACTTCAGCCGGCGCAGCGGCCCGATTTTTCGTAAAAAATCCCGGCTGCCGCATTTCCGGCTGAAGGTTGTTTGCAGACGAGTTATACAGATGCCGACCAATACCGTCGAGGCGCGCAATCGTGTATCCGATAAGTACGCCTGCAAACCACGCGGCGACAACTACAGTTAATAAATTGACGCCAATCATAGTATACCACAGCTTAAATATCGGTAAGGGGCTCGGGGTTGCGCTCTTCGTTATAGCGAAGTATTTCCTGCGCGTCGAACACATCTGGCGCGCATTTGGCTGCGGCGTGAATATCGTACGGCTGCGGATAGTGCCGAAGTAGCGCTAACGCCTCTTGCCGAACAACCTTGGGAATTCTCTTGAAGCCGTCTTTATTGTACGGACTGATTAAGCGCACAAGAAAGTCATGCACGTTAACGACCGACCGGGTGCGCTCATAGGGCAGTGTCATGGTGTCCAAACCTTACTAGGGTCTACGTTACCTTTAGTGAACACAGGAAGAGTCTCGCATACCGGAAACATATCTTCAAGCCGCTCAAAGACGGCCTTGTCTGCCGCGCCAATACCCTCGGGCATGTCGTCGATCCAGATATCTATTTTGTAGCCCAGCGCCAGCGTGCGGTCGCGTTTGGGAGAATGATTGCAGAAAATCACGTCGTGCAGCAGGCTGTACGTCTTCTCGCCAAAGACAGAGAACAGCTCGCGCCGGGTAAAGGCGCTCTCCGTCCGGCCGGTCACGCAAAGAACTTTGTGCCCGCGTCGAACAGCGTGCCGGATAAAAAATCGCCAGAATTCGACGTCACTGGTAAACGTGCGGTCGAAGTCTATGGCAATCGTCGTATGCCGAAACGGCGTCATGCCCGTTACTTGCTCATGTATTTTACGGCGACGTACGTGCCGATAAACGCTCCGCACGCGAGCGGAATAAGGTAGATCGGGTTGTGTAGATAGCTCATGACGCCATACGCACCAACGCTGTACATAACGGCGCTGATTCCACTGGCTGCAAGCGGCCGCTGCTTGCTGACGCAAATTACGTATAAGGCGTACAAGATGTCAAACAGCACGTACACAAAGAATACGGTAATCGCGCGGAGCCAGCTAAAGTCTTCCATGCGTCACTCGCGGGTGTACTTCTGCATCTCGGGCGAGTATTCGTCGAGCTGGAAGACCGCCTTAAAGATGTCAAACAGCTTTTCAGAGCGCAGCGTCACCATAACGCTCAGACCAAGCAGCGCGTTAGAAAGCTCGTCTGCTGAAAACTCTTCTCTTTCGAGCACCGCGCCTGCTAGCAATACAAGGTCGTCTGACACAGCCGTCAGGTTCGTGATTTCGTTTTCTAAGTCAAAACGGTCTGGCATGGCTTTGTCCTTGTTGTTAAAAGTCACGGTAATTACCTTCAAACAGCCGGCCGCGGGTGAGAACAAAAGCGAACGTGGTCATGCAGCCGAAAATAGCTGCGACAACGCCTACGACCATTCCCGCATATTTAAAAACCTGCAAAAGCTGCTGCCAACTGTCGAACGTCCACAAATATGACAGCCCAAACCAAAGTACGCAACTCAAAAACCACCACGTGAGCAACAGCGCAGAAATACGCGCGCGTCGAGAATCAAGTTTTTCTGTCACGTTTTCTTCTTCAACAGCGATCGCGCGTACTCTCGGGTCAGTAGACCAGCTAAGGGCTGACAGGCGTGTTCCGGCAGTCCAACGATTTTCAGGCGACATGTTTAACGTCTCCTGCGCCCAACTCGCCACAGGTCGAGACACAATACCGTAATTACGACAACCACAAGCCCACAGCACAATGCAATCGCGGTTGCAATGGCCACGGGGACAGTCATGTTTGTAGCCCCAAAGAATTTGTCGTGAAGGTCCATAGCTGCCCGAGTAGGATTCGAACCTACAACCTACAAATTAACAGTTTGCCGCACTACCGTTGTGCTATCGGGCATTGTTTTATTCCTTGGCGGTCGACGTGTTGAGCGCCCGGAAAGCGTGTGCCAGAGTATCGCCTAAAATCTGCCGAATACGTTCACAGTCTTCGTAGCTATCTTGCAGCTGATCTTCGTAAAAAATACGAAGGTACGTCGCTTCAACGGGATTGTTGATCATCAGGGCGTCAAGTTGTGCGAGCCGCGTGGCGTAGTTCTTGATAACTTCTTCTTCTAGCTTTAAAGCTTCGCCTAGTGCCGTTTCAGTATTCCGACACAGCGGAAACTGTTTGCCGCTGGAATTTGGCAGATTAAAGTGCAGCCCAAACAGCCGATCTAGAAACTGCTGGACATGCTGCATTTCTCCCTTAGCAGATTCCGAGAAAAACTCTCGATATTCGGCGGCGTGGATGCCGATTACAGACGACGCGTGATAAAGATAGAACTGCAGATGCGTCCACTCGTTCTGTAGGTCCGCGTTCATTAATTGCAAAAAGTCGCTGAGCGTCATGATATGTCCTTAAAGCGTGCTGCCGTAGATAGCCGGGCAAAACCGCTCGATACAGTGCGGCATGCGCCAGTCATTTGTAAACGAAACCCGATGCGCGTTATACCACCACTCTTTTGTTCTCGCAACCAAACGATCGCGGTGGACGATCATCTGAGCGCCAGCTGGAAACAGAAAGTTTTCCGGTACTGGTTCGTTGGGAAATATTTGCGGCCAGACTTCCGCAGTGCCTAAATCACACAGTCGGTGCGGGAGCGCGTTCCATGTGGCGTCCCATGTCGGGCCGAGCCAGCCGAGCTTCTCTTTTTTTGCAATAACCGATTGGGCACGCGGAATAGGGTCAGCGCAGTGGTCAAACGGACGGCCCTGTAAATAAATGGTGTAGTCAGCGTGCGTGGTCGTCAAGTTATGCCACAAAAACGTTTCCAGATCGCGGCCGATGTTGGG